AAGTTAATTGCTTCCGCTTTTGTTCTATATCAAATAATTCAAGTTGCAATCTTCTTTCATTTTCTGAAACAAAAGCCAACTCATGTTCTTTTTGTAATCTTTCGCCTTTAGCTTGGCTAATTAATATTTCTTTATCGTAAAATTCTTGTTGCCTTTGCAATGCTTCTTTTTGTTTTTTTGCTTCAGCTTCAGCGTCTTTATTTTTTGCTTCTATAACATCTCTAACATCTTTTTTAGGTGCGGCTACACCGCCAATACCTGACATAATGCTGGGAACATTAGCGCCTTGCACTGACCCATATTCCCTTTGACTTGGCGCAACATATTTTTCAAAACCTTCTTTGTCTTTCCAGGCCGCCCACCATCCAGCTTCTTTTCTAATTTCTGCAAATCTATCAACTACGCTTTTTGATCTAGCTTGCCAATTTTCCATTGCAATAGTTACAGCATCAAAAGCTGGAGCTACTTGATTAGCAAGATTTACTTTTAAATTAAAAAAGAATTTATCTAATCTATCAACTGATTCACCAATTTTTTTAAAAGCGTCGTCTGCGCCGGCAAATTTATTTTTAGATTTTTCAAATTCATCTGCCATGCCTTTAATATCAACACCGCGAATAGCTCTGCCAAACATATCCATGGCCAAAGCATTTCGCTTGGTAGTATCTTCAACGCCAGCAAGGGATTTAATAGTTTTTTCAAATAATTCTTGAGGGGCAAGCGTTCTTAAATCTTTTAAGGAAACGCCAATAGATAAAAATGCTTTTTGTGCTTTTTCCCCACCTTGAGCGGCTTCATCAATCTTATTAGAAAATGATGCCATAAGCTTGCCAGCATCATCTGAATTACCACCGCTCATTGATAGCGCTTGAGACATCCGCAATACAGATTGCACGGACATATCGTTGGCTTTAGCCACGTCATTTATTCTGTCGGCAAACATAACTGCTTCGCGCGAGGAAGCGGCAAAAGCGGCGGCAACTGCTAATAATGGAATTTTTGCGGACGCGGCAAAACTGGTTACGCTATCTTTAGCCTTACCTAAATTTGCATTAAACTCGCCAGCATCAAGGCCAAGTAAAACTGCTAATCTTGAAATAATTGCCATGGTTATTTACCTTTAAATCTGTCCATTTTAAAACCAGGTGCTTGAGACATAAATGTTAATAAGGATTCGCTAGGATCAGCTTTTTCTATGCCATAAATATATTCATAAGCACTACCTAAAACGCTTTTTAGAGTATAAGGTGAGCTATTACTTGCTCTTAAATAATTAAAAACTCCAGCAATTAGAGTTCCTTGCATAGTTAATAAGCCTCTATTTCCAACTAACCCATCCGCATACATGATCGTTATTTCATTCATAGTATGCTCATCAAGCTCATCTATATCTTGTATTGTATGCCCATTAAAAACCATAGCCGCCCGAACTTGGGTTCTTAACGAGCCTACTACTTTGACTTTATATCTTTGTAATCAGGGCTAATAACCTCGTTAATTTTTTCCACTAAAGTCATTTGAACTGATAATGGAAATTCAGCTTCTACATCTTCGTAAGTTATATCTTCTAGCGATCCAGTTTCAGGAATTAAAAATTTAATATATTCAACTATTCTATGTTGCAATACATGTTTATTTTTAGCTGTTTCTCTCATTGATCTGTCTTCAATAACAACATCGTTATTAACTTCTTGATCTCTGAAATCTGAAACTATATTTCCATCACTATCTTTTAGCACTAATAAATTTTGATATTCTTGCTCTATCTTTTTTTCATTAGGATTTTTATAGTAATTATAAATAGCTTCAATTTCTTGAACGCTTGGCACTCTTACTTTAAATGTATGATCGCCTAATTCAAACGATCTAGTTAATACTGATAATCTATTTTCCTCGTATTTTTTACCTAAAGCTGATCCTAATTTACTCATATCTTATTTTCCTTTGTTTAAAGTTTTGGTTGGGTTGTCATATTTTTTGCTTTATATTTTGAAATTTCTTGAGCTAGTAAAAGAGTTACTAATCCAGCTACTAATTGTTGCTGGCTTTCTAAAGAAATTCTTAAATATGGTTGAGCGGCCATTTTTGCCGTTCCAAACTCGTTTGCAATAGCGCGAGCATCATAAAATACATCTTGCGATTCATAGAATTTTCTACGAGCTTTTTTAAATCCTTTTTTATCGCTTTCCCATAAATGACCAACTTCCGCATTCATTTCTGTCTTTAATTTTTTTGGGATTGGCTTGGTTGTAACCATAGCAATGACTGAATCAGTAGGAAGGATATAATTTGATCTCATATCTTTTCTGCTTGGCCTTCTCGATACAATATCTAAAGACCTATAAAGCATTCCAGTATCCTGATTTGCACCAGCCAATGATTTAGCCATGGCTAATACTGGCCTCATAGCATCTCTAGCAACTTTTGTTAAAATGCGACTAGACTTTCTGTGGTCGCCAATTTGATCGCGCAAATTCTCAAAGACTTCGAGCGTTTCTTTAGCTCCATCGACTTTGAATCTAACGCCCATTATTCAGCCTTAATTATTTTTTGATAAACAGCATTATTTAATTTGACAGCATAATCAACACATTGTTCAGGCGTAAGTTTATCCGCATGATTTTTTGCAATATCATGAGCTAAAGCAATTCCTGTAAGTCTTTGCTGGGAAAACCCAAACCAATTCTTTTGACCTGAACCGGCTTGGGATACCAAATAACTTAATAAATCATCACTATTCTTGATTGTAGTCGTCATCTTTTTTTACCTTTTCTTTTTTTGTATTTTCATAAGGATGAACTTTAGCTAACGCTTGAAGTGCAACATATTCAGCGCTTTCAGGATCAGCTTTTGCTAAAGCATCGGCAACTTCTTTTGCATCGACAGGCAAGCCCAAAGCTACTGTGTCGAGGCTCTGATAAGTGCTTGTTAATACTTCAATGGCTTCAGATAATTTCATATTAAATCCTTATTAAGCGTTGTTTGACCAACCGTATTGATTGCCGCGCGGATGAATTGTAAATGTGCATTTAGCTTCAGCGGTTGGGTTAGGATCGACTGTGAATTGACCTACTCGGCCATTAAATGCGTAATTAACAATTCCTGTGCCATCACTAGCTGAAATAACAAAAGTGCGATCAATTGTGCCTGAATAAGCATCGCCACGAATTAAAAGAAGGTTTGTGTCTGAAGGATTCCATGCCGCAGTAATTGTCATAGATGTAGGAGCGGCTTGAGTAGGAATCTTGTCAGATTGACGGCTACCAGCTACGTTAAAATTAGCCATTGCATCATCTTGACCAAAAGATGGAATAGCCTCTACTGGTATTAAATTTCCTGTAATAACAATAGGTGAAACGCTTGCATAAACAGACAAATTAGCTACTGTTAATGGAGTAGGAGTTGCAGTAGGTTGGCAATATAATGTTGCGCTAAACCCTGGTAAAACTTTATTTGGAAGTGCCATAATTATTTCCTCACATTAAAAAAATTAAAAAATCTTATGTTGGTATATATATAGTGCAATCCATAAATATATTAAATAGATTGATCTCGTTATCGTATCCATTATATAACCACACAACATCGGCTTTAGATACTTGGAAGCTTGTAGCTAATGCTGGGTTTCCAAATTTTCCACTATAACCATGAAGCGCTTGCAAAATAGTATTTGCAGTATTAAAACTATTTTCCATTTTAGTAGAAAATACGCTTATTTGAAAAGTAGGCGTATCAATACCTTTTACACTTTGAACATTTCCTGTATATACAGGTTGATGAACATTTCTTAATTGCCAAGTTACAAAATTTTCTTGAACAGCAAAATTTCTATTAAAACTAGCATAAACTGGTATAGGGTTTATTATACCACTCAATTGCCATTGAATCGATGTTGCGTAATCTTTTACATTTTGTTGGGTGGCCATATTAAACCTTTGTCGTTGGATCGCTTCTATAACACATTAAAGTAACGCTCATGCGATCATTAGATTCTATACAGTCAGTAATACGCCAATCTTTAGCCCTCCAAGTAATTGAATATTTGTCTTGATTATCTACAATATCCTTCATCCATGGAGTATAGTTAAATTTCATTTGTATCAAATCTTGATAGATTCGATAACGCTCTGTAATAGCCACTGAATTTCTTACATCGGAAATTAATGGCCTTCCAGTAAATTTTTTAGTGATTGTCGTTGTATATTCACCATAAGTATCAGTGCCGAATGTTAAATTATTAACATCGACATTCTCAAAGCGGGCTATAGCCATTTACATCACCAATGGTTTATATGGTCTTAATAAAGCATCAACTCCAAGCGGAATTCTTTGAAGGCCGCCGGAAGTTGTTTCAGACCGATTATTATATAAATGAGTAAACAAT